TTAAAGAGTGAACTTGATACCGTTTCCTGAGACAGGGATTCGTTTTTGGTTGTGAACTTCCCCTGATCGTCCCGTGGCCTTTCGGTGAACGCTCGTTTTTGTGTTGGTTGCTGATTGTCGAGCAGTTGTTTCATTTGCTCTTTTTGTCTGTAACTCATCATGATTGACGTCCCTCCCTTCTTCCCTGATCGTTGGGTTTTGTTCCAGCCACATCCGGTTGTCGGATACTTCCCAATTGGGCGAAGGGAGAGGGACGTCTTTTGTTTTGTACGGCTTCAGAACACTTTGGAATTCATCACATTCAGCAGCCGTAAACAACGCTAATCGAATGATCTGGTTCCGATCGAGGGACGTCACTCGGAAAACCTCATTAATATATTCGCGATAGACGTCATGATAGCGCACAGTCGGACGATACATCATATCAACTCCTTTTGTTGTTGATACAACGTATGACGTCTAAGTGTCACTTATGACTTATGAATGTCATCAGCTTTTAAATGTGGCCATATATCATATACCGATTTGTTAAAGACGTCAGCAATAATATAAGCATTGTCCAGCCTCGGTGGAATCCCTTTAAAATAATTGTTTAAAGTGGTTCGTTTGATTCCTGTTTGATCCGCTAACCATGTCTTGGGACGACCATCCATAAATTCGTTTAAATTATTTTCCATATCGACACCTCAATCAATGTTTCTCTGACGTCAGTGTCGAACCCTTTAAATACTTTTGTCACATGTAGTCGAACAATTCTTCTTTGATAGCATCGATTTCCGCGCATATCTCGTGAAGCCAGTCATAATCTTCAGTAGTGTAGGCCACATACGAGAGGTTGTAGAGCCGGCCAAGCTTCATTGCCTTTCGTGTGTGTGCTTCCACAGTCAATTCCAGTTCCTTTTCTTCCTCTTCCGTAATCCCGCCGGCAAACCGCTTTTTAAAGTACAATTCCGCCATGCGCTGATAAAGTGGATGCATACAAATCCCTCCTGTTTAAATCATGGTGAGCCAAAGATAAAGTGCGTAAAACTCTAAAACGATAGCCGTTACAAACAGCAGAAAAGCTATGCTGTTTTTTATTTTTGATTTCATGCTGATGCCTCCTTTCATGGTGTCTAATAAATATTTATGTATATTATATTCAAATATTGCGTGTACACTTCAAATTTTATATGATATTATTCATATATGGGAGGTGGACAATCATGAAATTCAAGTGCCGTTTGAAGATTATTCTTTGGGAGAGAGGGATCAGTCAAGGTGAGTTCGCTAAAAGAATCAACGTTAGTCAGCATGCTATAAGCTCGTTTGTAACAGGTAAATCACTACCTAAATTCGAAAACGTATACCGGATTTGTGAGGAACTCGATATGAAGATTAATGAAATATGGATAAAGGAGAATGAATAATGGGGAAAACGCGAATATTGAAATGGATTGCTGGAAGCTTGGAAATATTGTTTGCTATTCCGTTTTTGGCTTATATGTTTTTATTTTCAACATTGTTTACACCCTTAGTGCTAATGTTGGCTTTTCATATCGTCATATTGGTTTTTAGCGTCAAAGAGGAACAACAGAAACACCCGTCCATTTTAGGTATTGTAGCTTCACTGGTTGGGTTTATCCCATTCGTTGGCTGGCTCATGCATCTTTTAACTGGTATATTCTATATGGTTGATGCAGGTACGTCTAAATCGAAGAAAAGCCAAAATGAAATTAGTGCGTGATGTGGATTTATGATCCTACCGACTGAACTGCTAGAACTCAAAAACAAATACATCGTTGTGTCTGCTGCAAAAGAAACTTTGGAAAGGAAAGGCGTCCATAATCAGGCTATATGGGATGATTTAAAGGAAACTAAGCAAAAAATGCGTGAGAATGACCTAAGGGTTGAAAGACTAAATAAAGAATCGATGTTGGATGACTACACGGTTTTCCGGATAATGTGGAAAAGGATGACGGACGATGATCACGAGTTGTCGAACGTTCATCTGAGGAATTGGGTACGTGAATACATTGAGAAATTGACCGTGTAAAAATTTCTGAAAGTTATTGCGTGACTGAACATAAAACAGTAATATTAAGTTATTCCCATATATTAGTTTAAATCCTGGCCCACACGTCCGCGGCCGGGATATTTTTGTGTGAAAAAATCCGAAGAGAATTTCAAAAAAGGGTTTACATCTACACGAAAACGTGTATAATAAGTATTAACAACACGCAAACGTGTTAATAAAACAAACGCCGGAGGGTGATTCATAATGAATGTACAATTGTTAAATCAGTATCGGATGGTTGTTGATATGGGCGAATATGCTAGGGAGGAACAGGTCTTTCGGACATCAAAAACACTTGAAGATCTTAAAGCGAACATTAATCCGATTGACGGTCTAGTTTCGGAAGGTGCTGAGTGGAAACGTGATGGCCAAAGGTTCTATGTTTATGCTCGTGTATCAAGTTCTTACGGAGACATCAACACAGTACGCACCTTTCACAGTAGCGCTGACGCGATCGGTACAAAAGGCATGTATTCGTTAGATGAAATTGAAAGCTTTGATTTAGCGTGGGTGAAAGGATATGGATACGTCGAGGATTTTGACGACTTCAAAGAAAAATTTGAGGATGCTTGCGAAAAAAAGTAGCAAACCCACTCTCGTCAGTATACGCTTCCGGCGAAGCTGATGAGAAGTGGGGACAATACAACGGTTCTGTTAGGCAGTCTTGCAACCGTGGAAAATTAAAAAACTACATCGGCAATGGTGTTCGGCAATCCGGCAAGGTTTGGTTGGTAACAGATGAAGTAATGCGTGAAGTATTTGGAGAATCAAAGGAGGATATCAAAATGAAAATAATGGATTTGGTCGATGCGGGTGAGCAAGAAATTGAGGTTCAAGCTGATGAGGATATGGGGATTGATGCAGGAACATATTTTGTAGAATTCACCGATCAAGACGATGAGGGTATACAAGTTACGGTGGATTTTGAGTCATCAAAGCTAGGTAGGAACGCTATATTCAACGAAACATACACGGAATTCGCAAAAGAAAAATTAGAGCAGGATTTGGTTGCTCAAAATGTAAACGTTGATATTGATGAGTTGTTAGAAATATAAAAAGAGGGCTATCAGCCCTCTTCCCTCTCCGTTCAGATAAAGTTGGTTAAAGTGTAATACAATAAATTAACCTTTATATCCTGCGTCATTCAGATATAGTTTTTTGCCGAAAACTAACTTTAAAATCATCTTACAAAAGAAAATATAATTTGTCAAAATAAAAAAGCCCACCCTCCAATTTTGGAGAGCGGGCTTAAAATTACGCTGATTTTTTGTTTTGTTTAGTCTTACCTTGTCGTTTCTTGAGCGCAATTTCATACAGGCCGGTAGACGACAAACCAGCGATGCCACCGCCCCAAAGACGCAGAACCCAGTCAACATCAGTCATAGGTGTTGCAGCATACCCAATCGCAAGGCCAGCTACCAAGGCAATAAGAGGCACAAGATTTTTTGGCACAGATACTGTTCTTTTGATTAACTCCGTGACAGCAGTTACGATTGGCAAAATGATTGTTGCAAACGTTAGGATTTCGTTCATTTTACATCTTTCCTTTCTCTTTTAATACTTGTTTTAGATGTTTGCGTGTCGTTGGACCGTACACTCCGTCGATTTCATGTGGGATGTAAACAGACTGGAAACGTCGAACAGCATCTTGTGTGTTCGGTCCGTAGTAACCATCAACGCCGTTGTTTTTAGCGCCTTTATTTGGATAAAAATAAACAGCGCACAATGCACGCTGAATCTGTTCAACTTCCTTGTGATAGCCATTGTCGTCTGTGTTCCAAACACCATCAGGAAGTGGGTATTCTGTTTTGTTCAACGCTTCATGGATCGCCGCTTTTGTATTCGGGCCAATGATACCGTCAACGGCTAAGTCATGATCACCCTGGAATCGTTTGACTGCTGCTTCAGTTTTCGGTCCGTATATGCCATCGACGGGGCCGAGTTCATAGCCTAATTTCTCCAATGAACCTTGAAATACTTTGACATCGCTGCTTTGGTCACCATTTTCCAAAAGATTGTTATTGTCACTCACAGGTTCGACATTTCCATCATCGCAAAAAGAAGGACGGCGTCCTGCCTGTAGATCCTGCCATGTTAACCCTTCTGTTAACTGCAAGTGTGGATAGTCTTTGAAGCTTGTCCAATCACCACCCCATTCAAAGCCAAGGCTTTTCGCGATTTCAGCAACACGGCACCAGTCGTCATTAACACTCCATAACGCTTTGTTGCCATAGTCAGACGTTAGAAAGTAATCAACGGCAAAACCGTAGTTGTGTACCGATTCGCCGGGTTCGGCATTGGTGACGACATTGCCGCCTGTTGTCCGACCTTGTGCGTATAGTTCGGCCTGCTCGTCAAACGAACGGAAACCGGACGAGATTTGAACATAGATGCCTTCATTGTACGCTTGCCGAATCACCTCCTTAGTTTTTTTCTCAACTAATGGGTGAACATCGCCCATGTTTCGGACACTACGGTCAATCAACGTTTCTACTGATACTGTCATTTGAATCACTCCTATTTGGTTAAAAAATACAAAATTAATCCACCGACTAATGAAAAAGCCGCTCCGAAACCAGCTGTTATCAAAGCCCTGGTAATGGTACGGCGTAGCCACGTAGTATCGTCCTGGATTTTACCTAAGCTTGTTTCAAGCGTTTGAATATTCCTGTCTTGAAGTTTGTCATTTGTCTCAAGTGCTGTGATTCGTTTGTCTAGTTGCTTGTCGCTTTCTTTTAGATCTGAAATATTTTCAGAGTTTTGTTGAACAGAATGCTCGAGCATATCCATGTCCTTCACATCTTCCATTGTCGGCCCCCTTTCAAAGCATAAGAAAAGCACCCTCTTTCGAGGATGCTTTTTGACATAAAAATAAGCCCCGTTAGGAGCTTTTGTCCTTCATAAAATTATTAATATCATCTAGTTTCATGAATGGGCCTTGATGCCTTTTTAAAACCTTACCATTCTTATCTATTAATATCGATGTCGGCAGCACGTGAACATTAAAACTTTCCGATACATCAGCTTTCTTATCTAACAACGTAATAAAATCAAAGTCAGTTTTTTGTTTAAATCCTTCAACAGTTTCTTTGGATTCCCCAATATTAACACTAACAATATTTACGTCATTTTGATTATAAAATTTATTCAGTGTCGACATTTCTTGTCTGCAATAATGGCACCAGGTCGCCCAAAAATTCAATAAAACCTTTTCGCTTTTATAATCAGATAGACTCACTTTTTCACCTTTTAAATTTTTAAGGTCGAAGTCATTTTTATAAGGGGTTCCAGATGTCGTTTTGGATTCTCCGGGCAAAGTGTAATAATCGGTTAAGTAATCCTCTAGTCCATTACCTTCACTTAAAAATTTTTGGAATTTATCGCGATTTATCTTCATGACTGTTTTTGTTTTGTTAGGACGCTGTAGTACCAATTCAACCCTTGATAAATTTTCGTTTTCTTCGAATTCATCCGATAAAACATCCTGTGCTTTCTTTTTCACATCGTCTGTTGATTTCACATCAACTGTTAATGATTCGAATGACCCTTTATCATGACCATGCGCGGAAACCCATGTGACAGCCGCAACAGTAATTATTAAAAGTGTAGCGGTTAAGATTATATTTTGTTTATTAAATTTCACTTTTCATCACTTCCATGTTTTTGTTATTAATCATTATAAACTATGACACAAAATTTAAAAACATGAAGTGAAAAATTAATATGTTCCTCCTTCGTGAGATTGGATAAAAAACTGACGAACAACACTAGTTGTGATTCGACTGAGCTTGTCAGGTTTCAATTCGACGGTGTGACGGCTTCGGGTGACACGGCCGCCATTATCTTTGTCTAAATAAGGTATGAGATTCAGTTTGTTTATTTCTTGTCCAAATGTGCCGATAGATTGACCGTCGACTATAACCTCGATACTTGATGCCCTTGTTCCCTCCCAAATACCTGGCTCAATTTTATGGGTGTGATCAGGTAATTCGATTTGATGCGTATGTGGATCAATCGAAACATCGTGTGTATGAGAAGGAACATTAAAACTATGGGAATGGTCTGGGATCGACAACTCGTGACTGTGATTTAAAAGTTGACCCGGTAATGAGTGAAAATGACTTGTACCTTCACCGATTTGATCACTTGTCCCCGTTATACAAGCATCGATTTCACCACAATAATATCCCGTTGTTTCAGTCGTACCGCCGCCATTGGCGGTAGATTTTGAAACATATCCGCCCGCGCTTGTCGTTGTTTCAACCGAACCGCCCGCACTTGTTGTTCGTGTAGTAGCACCGCCGCCAGCCGTTGCCCTGCTGTACATACGAAACGGCTCCACCTTAAAATTAAGATAAGCCTTGTTCAAATGAACAAATTCTTCCGGGAATTCAAAGTTCATAACAGCCGGATGATCAGGGTCACAGTTGTCAGCGAATGGGTGTGTGTCAATATTAGTAGCGCCCTGTGAAATCACCTCATTAATCCGCTGTCTGTCCCTCATTTCATTCTGACTGTCAGTGATGCTTTTGGTCTTGCGTGCAATTTCCAGATTGGCGTCCCACGGTTTGCCTGTGACGTCTGATCTATCAATATCAACAATCCTAGCCTGGAACACACCGAAATCTTCATCATCGACCTCAACAATGATTCCTTCTTCAAACTCATCAATCGGTGAGTCGGTGATAGGCGACACATCAGCAGCACCAACCTTGTATGAAACAGGAGGGATTTTGTATTCATCTAACATCTTTTTAGCGACATTGTACAAAGCATTAGGATCCTCAATCGAACGATCCACCATGATGTATGTTTTCAATCCAAATTTCTCAATCAATTCCGGTTCAGCATCAATGTATGCTTGTCCGTTATTAACTGATTCAATAGTTAACTGGTTAACGCCTTCACCATAACCTTTTGGAATGATCCGCGTGATGATATCCCGTGGATCCATATCCCGTTCAATACTTTGTAAATTATGACGATGTTTGATGCGTGCTTGTGGTTCTGTGGACGCCCGTACAAGGTTCAACTTCCAAGGATAGACCGATGTGTCCCACGTCCAATGGAATGGCTCTGGGAATTGATCTGTTAGACTCATGAGCGCATTGTACACGCCATTCACATTCTCATATTTGTATGAAAAAAGGTACTCAAAGTCGCATTGACCGAGTACCCAGTTTTTCTCATTCTGAAATGAGAGCAAATATTCAATGTTGTAGCTTGTTGAACGGTTGTTTTTTTGCTTATACCCGTCAATTGCACTGTCGAGTAGTGTTGCTAGGACATGTTCTAACTTGTAAGATTTTAACTTTTGACCGTTCTTTTTCGTTGTTGTTTCCTGGACAATCTGGAACAAGCCCACTTCTTTGTTGTTTTTATAAAGTCGCACTCTATAAAACGGTTGACACCAATCATTCTTGGGATCATCGAATGGCAATGTGAACCCCGCTTTCCAGAGTGCGTTGCTCGGTGTTTTGATGTCGATGGCATGGGCGTTCTCCAAATAGGCCTGTACGTTCATATCCTTGTCATAGACTGTTGTTAGGTTCATTCAATCACCCCTATTGCTTCGATTTCATAACGCCGATAAACCAAAGATTACCCAGTCCATCCGGGATATCGTTAGGTTCGATACCGCCTTTCATACTCGGATCAGTAATAAAGAATTTAAAATTTCCGTTCGGCGTTGTCGCAACATCGCCCGCAGTTGTATAGAACAAGACTTCGACAGTATCCCCGCCAGCGCTCACACTTCCAAGCACAGGCATTAACATTGTTTCTCGTGCGGTTAATTGTGGATACGTGCCGCTGTCAATCGCCCTACCATTGTCCGCTGTACGAGTACAAAGTAAACGATCACCTTGCCATGATAGGGAGTATCGCCCTTTGTTTGAAACCCAATTCGATCCATCATAATAAATGTAATCACTATAAGCTCCGCCCCAAAGGCGAACGCTTGCGCCTTGATAATTCACAGATGCACCACAGCTGATCCCGTATCGAGATAAATCTTCATCGGGTGCGATTACAAACGATGACACGTTAACATCCGAATCATCACCTAGCCCCCAAGCGCTCGTGTCAAAATTAATATTGATATAGTTTGATGAGTTGCTAGAATCAATACTAGCTATATTGATCGGAGGATGATGCCCACCGTCATTGTTAGTAATCAAATCCCAACGTCCAAGTGATGCATAATAACGAATCGCACCAGCGACAATATGAGTCTGCCCGTCTCCATGGTCTATTGTGTCTCCTACTTGGGCAATTCTCGCTGTGAATGAACCCGTGAATTTGGCATCGTCGCCTATGAAGAAAACCTTGTCTTTGTCTGTCGGAATGCCGGACATATAGTAAGTACCGGGTGGTAAATAAACGCTTTTTCGCCCTTCTGATATAGCTTGACTAATCGCAGATTCTACAGCCGCTAGGTTATCTGTGCTTCCATCACCGACCACGCCATTTTCTTTTGCGTCTTTATATGGAAGTCTCTCTAAACCGATTTTCTCTGATTCAAAATACGACATCCAGTCATTCAGCAGTTGCGATATGATGTCGCCGCCTATAGCCTGTGGTTGTGTTGCCATTCTCTCGCCCCCTTCTTTAGGACATAAAAAAGAGCCAGCTATGCGCTGACTCTTGTTTTGCTATTCATTTAAACTGTTGCCAGTTTCATGAAACTTTGTTTAATTCCATCCAATAACTCTTCTTTTTCTTTATCTGACCTAAAAACAAATTCTTGCCTTCCCAATCCAGAATTGTCACCTTTTTTAGTTACAGCGCCATACAAAACAATATCGTCTTTTACTTTATTATCGAAATCTAATTCAATTTTGAATTCCCCTGTATCCAACAAGGAAATAATTTCTCCAACAGTCATTTTTAACACCTCCTTCCATCGAATCAATTCGACAAAAGGAGGCTAAAACCTTTAAAATCGTTACGCTAGTAGAGGAAGCCATTGTACTGTTCGTGCAGACTTCTTATTTTTCTATTAATTTGTACAGATTGTTGACGGTAAAATCTCGAAATTTACCGGCATATTCAAAGGTTGGGTGCGTCAAAATAATGTTATTAGATTTTAGTGAATTGAATGTTGCTCTTATTTCCGTTTCTTTATAGCCTTCATTTTTAAGCTCTTCTTCGAACTGCTTTAGACAAGTAATTCGCTGGCTGTTTAAAAGTTCGTAAAGTAACAATCGTAGTTCTTTATTAATTGATTTAATATCCATTTTTTCACTCCCTTCTACATCTAATATAGCAGAAGGGATGATGATTTTAGACCAAATCTGAAATTTTTATAATTTGTTTTGTTACTCAACAATCGCCACCCGTTAGTTGAGTAGTGACTATTATACAACATTAATCACTCCATGCTGCACCTTTTATTATTCCGTTATTTGCATTCGGGGAACGGTCATAGGAAATCTGGCCATAACCTTCATTTAGTTTCCAATAACCAACAATACCGTCGCTTACAATGTCACCATTAAAATTATTTTGAACTTCTTCATCAGAAAGACCTCTGTCATATACCCTTAGATTATTAATCTCGCCACTCCAAAAGTGGTCGACAAATCCAGCGCGACACCCTATCGTTACTTGTTCTAAACTAGATGTATCTATCTCCCCTGACGCTTGATTAGAATCAACTAACTCACCGTCTATATATAATTTTTGCGTTTCACCGTCATATGTTGCAATTGCACGGTATTTTGTTTTTTCGTTTAGCGTCACACCTAGATCATCTGGGTTGTCAATGGACCCACTCAGTCTCACGCGAAATGTTAAGTCGCCATTAGATTGTGTAGAAAAATACATTCCTACTGTTGCCGGTTGGGAATGTTTCCGATTAAAAATATGTGGATCTTGACTTCCAATGACTAATTCATCTAACTCAAATTCAACATCTAAGGTTATATATTTTGTAGAAAGTTCTTTAGGTGACCCTAAATCTATATAATCGTCTATACCATCAAAGTATAAAGATTTACCGTAATTTTTTAGAATACCATCTAAGACTGCTGCATTTTTATGCCATGCCATTAAGACATCACCAACGCTCTGTATTTATCTGAAGCTATTATATTGACTTCCATAAACTTATGGAAATGTCCTTCAAACACTTCACCCGGTTTAGTAGTAATTTTAATGTTGTTTATAGTTACAACCACATTAGAACTTCCATCATTGATCAAGGAAAACCCTGTCATACCTTTATTAAAAGTTTTAGTTTCATTAGTTGAACCATCCCATGCTTCCTCAACAATACTCCCCGTTAGTCGAGTAGACACTGTGTTATCAACCTGCACGCGACCGGGGTTGTCGGCATTAAACAAGTTCTGCCCGCCGCCGTCCGCAGGAACAACCTTTTGATTGGACGGTAAATCGACCGGGAAACGGTCGGTTGAACTGATAGGATTGCCTTTGTCGTCGACGATTTGCTGATATGGCGCATGGTCGCCTTCGTGTGGCTTCATTTTTGTTTGACCTTTGACTTTGTACTGTGGTCCCGATCTACCACCAAGCCATTCTAAAAGTCCTGTATTAAAATCCGGCATTCCATCACCCCAAATCTTGTATGATTTCTATTGTTAAATAATCCTCTGTCGGAAACGTTTCAATACGCCCATCCGAGAACGTCGCTTCAAATTCAGCTTTAAATATTCCGGCTTGGTCTGTTTCATCATAGCTAAATACATACCAAACCTCACCATTAACAGCGTCTTTAATGTCACCCAATCCATCAATAATGTTTTCACTTCGTGAGTAATTAGACATTAAAAAACGAACCGTAGCACCTGTCAGATCAATAGCGCCCGATTCATTTTCTAGTACCGCTTTTAAAGCGATCTTTGTGTCATTTTGTTTGATTTTAAATGTCACGCCTGCACCACCTTTGTTTCTTCGGTCGGCATGGTTGTAGAGAGGAATGTGGTTGTTGTGTGTACACGGATTGCAGACAATGTGACGGTGTTACCCGCTTTAGGTTTTCCAATGACATTATCATGGCCATTAAGTATTCTAACCTTATTCACAACCTCACCTCCTACATAAACATGTGATACCAAATCATTTGAACAGATGCCTCGGGTATGCCACCTTCAAACATCAATGAGTTTTTCCCCGGTTCTAAATGAACAAAGTCACCGAGTTTGCTAAACATATAGTTTTCAGCGCCTGTTTCCTTCATGAATTCAGCTGGAAATGTTGTTGACATGAAATACTGTTCGTACTCCGGTGTGCTTTTCACCACGTAATATCTTTTCGCATCGACAACGAGCAAGTCATCTGATTCAGTCGCGATGTTTATTGTCATCGTCTCCCCGTTTGTTCGGTTCGTAATACGAGGATTAATGACCTTACCTTTGATAACCAATCGCAAAGGCGTTCGCATGTAAGCATAGTTGTGAAAACCGACATACTGCTTTGTGTATAGCCAATCAAAAGATGTCGGATTGTCGTACATGAGTCCTGAATCGTACTGTAGACCTGTGTCATATTCATAAGTGCCCGCTGGGTCAAATGCTGTGATCTCTGCATAAGCATATGGATCATAAGCCTTTAATGGCAACGTGAATTCTCCCGATTTCATTGTCGTATATACGGTTGACATGTTCCCTGAATAACGGACGAAATAAAACTTATCAGGTTCATATCTCAAAGTTAATTTGAGCGTCTTGGGTTTACCGCCAGAATCAAATAAATGGGCTGTGACAGCGCGAACAGCCTTTCTCAATCCGCTTGGTGATTTATCTAATAATTTGCAAGGCAAATTGAAAGGAAGGGGTCCCAAGTCAGCACCAAAATCCCATGCACCTGGCATCCCTGGTATTTCAAGTGTATCATCACGCGTTTCAGGACCAGGGTGTTCATAGTCTTGGGAAAGTATGAGTCCCAATTCATCAAATGTTTTATCACCAATGATGTTTTTCATTCAATCACCCTCGTTCTTTGAGCATCTGTTCTAGTTGTTCAGCGTCATATCTTACTGTTTTCCTAGATATGACTTCGCCATCGAGTGGTATTTCAAAATGAAACTCATATACGCCGCCTTTACTACCGTCAGCAGCAGGGTTATATTTTTTAGGAACAACTGCTTCACCTTCGTGTAAATAAGCCATTCCTTCATCTTCAACGTAGTTCGTCCCTCGCTTAAGCTTAGGAATGTTAGGTAGGTTAGGGAAATCAATCGAACCACCACCGGACCCCCCTAAACCAGGAACCCATTCAGGAACAGAAGGAAGGTCGATGCTGATACTACTAATCGCATTCAACATGCCATTGATAGCACCAATCACACCATTTATTGCGCCTTTAATCGTACCGACAATGCCATCCCAAATGCTTGATGTAGTGCTTGAAATACTGTTCCAAACACCCTCGATGGTGTCTTTGATGCCATGAAATACGCTTGATGCTGTCGATGATATGCCGTCCCAAAGCCCCGAAATGAATGACTTTATGTGATTCCAAACGCTTTTTATTGTCCCCCATATAGAATCCCAGACACTGCTAAGAATCATAGCGATGCCTGGGAAAATACTCGAAGCCATATCTTTTATGCCATTCCATGCTGACGTTATAAAAAGTTTAATAAGATTCCAAACGACTTTAATTGTCGATAATATTCCGTTCCATGTTTTCACCAAGAATGCTGCCAGTTGTAGCAAAATGGTCTGAATCGTTTGTACTAACAAATTCCATAAGAGTTTCCCCATGGCTACAACCGTGTCCCAGTTATTTATCAATTTAATGCCAGCTGCCACCAGTCCGACTATACCTGCAACAACCCCAGCTATAATCCCGATTAAAGGACCTAGACCTATGGCAGCAACCGCCGATGCTATAGCTCCGAAAACCGTGACAAGGGAACCGATAATAACAAGCAAAGGTCCAGCTACAGCAACTATTCCAGCGATGACACCGACTACCTTTTGTGCAGTCGGACTTAAATCATTAAACCATTCAACCAATTTTGATATTTGTTCATTTATTTTTGTGACAATAGGGGTTAAAGTATCACCCAAGTCACCCATTGCCAACATAAATTTTGTTGCACTTTTTTTAGACTCAACTAATTCCTCGTTGTTTTCTTTGTATTTCTTATTGGCTTCAGAAAGATTTTTATTTGCTAATGTTTTCAATACGTAGTTTTGCTCGTCACCTTGTTTTTTGGCTTCTTTTAGCCCCTTTGAAAACTTTTCTGCATTGATCCCTACACGCCCTAGCATTTCCTCGAATTGACCTGTAGCTTCACCTGTTGCTAACGTCTCCTGCAGACTCTCAGCTAAGTTTTCAAACTTTAAGGTTTCCGGAAATTTTAATACCGCACCACTCAACGCATCGACTGCTTGCGCCATGCCTTGTTTATCAAACCCGGTCGCAAGCAGGTTAGAAAGTCCTTCAACACTTTCGTCGGTGCCGTCTGATGCAGCAGATAAATCCATCAACGAATCTCTAATTTCATCTGCACTCATTCCGGCATTTTCCGCGTTTTGTTCTAACTTGGATAAGCTTGTACGGAAGTCTTCAGTTCCTTCAGTAACGGCGTACATACCACCAATAATAGGTGCAGTGAAAGAAGCACTCATGGTGCTACCGGCGCTTTTTGCTTTGTTGCCGAAACCCTTCATTTTCTCACCGGCGTCATCCAGCTTTTTACTGAATTTATCGGTTTTTCTTTGGGATGATTGCAACTGATCTTCAAAGTGTTCCAGCTTGCTTTCTGTTTCAGCTACTTCACGCTGAAAAGCTCTATATTGATCAACGCCGATATCACCATTTTCAAATTGCCGTTGAACGTCTTTTTGAGCATCTTTCAATTTTTTAAGCTTGTCCGATGTATTTTCGACTTGTTCACCTAAAAGCTTTTGCTGTTGCTCCAATAGTTCGGTATTACCTGGGTTAAATTTGAGCAGCTTTTCAACGTCTTTAAGTTCATCTTGAAGATCACGAGAACGTTTATTGACGCTCTTAAGTGCTTTATCCAAACCTTTGGTTGAACCATCGATTTCTATACTAATACCTTTTATTCGTTTAGCTATTTTAATCACCTACCTTTAAAGGTATAAAAAAAGCACCCTTAATTGGATGCTTCAACTTCGTAATATGACCACTTTAGTTTTGTGCCATCTGCCAATTTGCCAACGTGTTTTCTTTTCCCTCTACAAGCTAATGAAATTTTACAAGGTGTTTTTATTCCATATCTTTTTCCGGCTTCTTGCATGGTGTCAAAAACTTCTTCAGTAGTTAAGCAAATAACCTTTTTTGCTCTTGGATTATGTTTCCCTTTATGTCTATTAAACGAATAATCATTATTCGGATCATAGTCATCTTCATAAACCCATACAGAATATTCGCCGTTAGGTAGCTTTCCTGCTGATTTAATTTCACCTTTGCAACAACTTGATACAGTACTTTGCGAAAGGCCATATTTTTTAGCGCCTTTTGTTGCTGAATCAAAAATCTCACCAGTATTTGTGCAAACAACCCTTTTACGTTCATACAGCCCTTTAATTTCTTTTTCTTTGTACGTTTTACCCTTTTCATAATAAGCGAATTGAATCGGATTTCCATTCGTGTATTTACCAGCGCTTTTGTATATACCTTTACAACACTTATAAATGGCGTTTATGTCAATTTTAAATTTTTTAGATGCGTCATATAATGTTTCGAATATTTCACCAGTCGTTACACAAATAATTTCCCTTGCGTTATAATTGTTTTTACCTCTTCTTTTGTTGGCAGCCTCTTTTAATTTATTTGCAATTTCTGGTCTTTTGAATGCTTCTTTAGTTGCTTTAGAAACTTTTGCTTTCGTGTATGAACTATGTGTCTTATTCTTATTACCGCCACTTTCCAGATTATAAGAACCTGTCGTTTTTCTATGATGCGCAATCCATTCAATTTCTTTTTTATCCAATTCATCAATGGATATTTCTTCTATAACGGAAAACAAAAAATTATCTTTCCCATACTTATTCCATGCTCTTTGAAGATGATCATTATTATGTTCGTTCCTCAATAACGCTCTTTTATGCGCTGATGTTCTAGTTTCAAATCCCACTACTGTCTGTCCAACGTAAACCATGCCATTTACTAGATTTTCAATTTTATAGATTACGCCTTTCATCACCCTCACCTCTATTAATATTATACCATAGCAAGAGGTGAGGTTTTGTATCAAAAAGCATCAAAATCAGCTTGTGTAGCTCGTCTTGATTTTGCTTTCTTTTCTTTTTCAGGCTTGTTTTGCTCGACGTATTCGTGGAAATAATCTATACACATGCCGATTGTCATCGTTTCTAAATCATCGTGATCAAGATTGGTTTGTTTACATGAATATAAAAAAGAGTCAGTAGTGATTGGCTCACTATCTGACTCTCCACTGTCGCTACCTATTTTTTTTTACTGTCTTGCAAAGACGCCGTTATGAGTTCTTGCAATTCAGTGAGAATATTGACCAGAGGGAACACATCAAACTTATCTAGCCATTCCAACGGTTCTGGTATATTTGGATCAGCCGTCTTTGCTAACACCCAACAGATATTATAAAAGACTTCCATATCTAAACTTTTTATCTCTTCATAAGTAGGTTGGGTTTTCTTTTTTTGGATCTTGGCTAACTCTTGCATTTTCATTAAATCCGTAAAAAAATCACTATTAAATTGCTTTTTATATCGAAGGGGAGTAGACCCTTTTGATTCAAACTTAACCTGTTTATCATCAATCGTAATTGTTTTTTCCATCTAATCAGCCCCCTTAAGATGTTGTGGTTGTTCCTGGTTCATACACAGACTCAAACCAAGAGCTGTATATGCTATCGGTTGTGTCGGCTGTTGTTGATACTTTCACAGCACGGTCTTCTTCTCTTGCTGACGCGATGAAGGACAATTCAGTTGTAGACGGCTCAACGCTATCTGTTTTTGTGCTAGAACCCACATTAGGACGGGAAGCAGAGCAATTATACAGCAAATGCCGTGTTGCTTTTTGATCCCCATCAAATTCAAACATGAGCGCGAAATTTTTCGGCTTTGCGTCTTGCTTCTCGATCAGGACACTGTCGTTACTGTCTAATTCCTCGCCTAGTACATCTTGTCTGAACTCATCGGTAACTTTAGCGATAGTTAATGTTCCGTCATAACCTTGGTTGTTTGAAGCCGAATAGTATAACATGTCGTCAGCATAAAATTCAGCAGGATCACCGCGTGTTTCTAATGAAAGTTCTGTGCTCCCCTTCAAAGGTTTGGGGGTTCCATATGTCAATTCACCCGTTGATTCATCTTCGGAAATAACGGCATAGTGAGCGTTTTTTAATCCAAATACCACTTTGTTTTCGGCCATTTATATCACTCCAATTTCATAAACTTTTTGGAATAGCCTTTCGCTATCAATAAAAGTTTCAGTTGATTCATAGGGAATATCATTTTGAACAAGTAAATCCTCAATCGCTTTTTCAGCTTGCAAATCCTTATAATTCGTATATAACTCAACTCGAACATTGTCGATTTTTTGATAGACATGATTATCGGCTATCATGTTTGAAGAACCGGTTACTAGATATGTGATGTAAGGAGGCGTGACTTCATCATCGAAATGCGAATAAGACACCGGATATTCCGTGGCATCAAGTAATGTTTTTAATTCGCCTAGCGTCATCCCCTAATCACCTTCTCTGCACGATCTACATATTCTTCAATTGCCTGTTCTTCCGCTTCTTCTATGTGCGGGTAGGCTTGGACGCGCCCGCCACCACGCTTTGCGTGACCATATTCAAGCAAATGAGTAAGTTGGTAATCCGTTTTGTTATGAACAACATAGCCATTACCAACCTTTTTCGCACGCCATCCTTTTGCATAATCACCGCCCCCTTTATAGTCACCCACAGGGCTTGTCCGCTTCAAGGTTTTGGCTGTCTCTTTAGCGACCTCTTTTTTAGCTTCATCCAAACCCTCGGTGACTTCATTTGTATATTCAGACAAGGCCTTTGCTATCTCTTTTGCAAAATCATCCATTGCCAACATCCTTTTCACAAGTGATGCGCATTTTTTCACCGGACGTTGATCCACGAATGATATGATACGTGGTTCCTTCATGCCGCAGTAGATCTTCACCTTGATATTCAAACGAATAAATTTCAAATTCCTTTTCAGGTTTCAATCCTTGCGCAGACGCGTTGTAAAACTCGGATTGACTGATACTATACTGATTGGCATATACCATCCGTTCATTATAATTTCCGGTCGGGATTTTCTGCCCCAATTCATCCTCACGTGTTTCAGGAATCAAAAAATAGATCACATCATTGTGTCGCATTATAATCACCCGCCAAGGATAGGTGCTGTTTAAGCATCTTATATGATTGTTCAAACCGTTCAGCATCGGGGTTGTCATAGCCGAAATTAGCCTTACAATAAACAGTTATTGCACGTTTAATCAGCGCATCAGTATCATCGTTGGCTTTTTCAGAAGAAACCCCAGACTGAATCAGATCAATCCGGGCCGCTTCAATTAAATCTTGTACTTCATCATCAAAAGCTGTCATTGATGAACTAATACGTAATGCCTGTTTAATATCATTAAGCATCGTTATTCAACGCCTTTTCAGCTTCTTGTGCTTCATCCTTGCCTTGCACTTTTTCACCGTCTGAGAGTTCGTACCATCCACCGCCGACGTGTTTAGGGTATTGGGTAGTTTGTTTTGACCCTTCAAGAAACCCCCTATCAACTAAAAAGGCGACGCGCTTATAATCATCAGATTTAAACGTGTCGCCCACATTATATATATCCATTGTATTTTTATCCCGGAAACGCCTTGTTACTTCAGGCATTTATTTCACCTCTTATGCCGTTGTCGTTCTTTGAATCAAAGCAAACGCTTTGTCCGTAAGTACGTCGCCATCAACAATCGAGTAGCTCATATAATCGGTGTAACGTGCCTTAACATGATCTTCGCGATAAATTGTCGCGTTCTCATTCACATTGAGAGCGTAACCACGACGGACACTACCAAACAGAATTGCATTGTCTGGAACGCTGTCCTCTTCCTTGACTGTGATACCAAAAATACGACCAACACCACCACTATTTACATCCGGAACAAACAATGGACGGCCATCATTGTCCTTTAATTGTGCTAGCTCGTTCCAGATAACTGTGTTTTTAGCATAAATAGAAGCGCCGGATTTATATACAGATTTAATCAGACCCATAGCTTGTGCTAATTTATCATAAGTCAATGGATCCGGCGTAGATGCCTCGGGATCATAAGTGATAACTTGCGGTGTACCGCTTGCGCCTTCAAGCGTTGTGATAATGCCAGTAGGTTGTGGCTTAAATGTATCACCGGATGCAGGTTTTCCTTTACCACTAACAATCCCTTTTGCAAGAGCCGCGCCCATTTTTTCAGATAACAAGCCAGTGATATAAGAAATAAATGCGTTGATGGACATTTTACGCAACTTCCAACTAATCGGGATTGATTTGGCTAGTTCGCAACCTGTTAGATTGAGTTCGCCAAGGTCAAAATCACCGTCAGAAACTGTCGTTGTCTCATCGTACCAATCGGCATCAGATCCACTGTCTGTCTCTTTTATGATCGTCAAATCACCAGGAACAAATGTCATACGAGCGTCACCAAGGATTGGATACAATTCACCGGCTTCTTCCCAAATGCTATTACGTACGGTTTCTGGAATAACAACCGCATGCTCCTGCATGGTTTGCGTCTCATTGCGAATCTCGGTGTTGGTTTTATCAAAAACAGAACGCTCATCATCAGACAAAGACATCCCCATCATGTCTTTAGCCCATGCATTTTTGTACACTTCTTTCTCATCAGTTGGTTGTTTTGTTTGGGTATTATCAAGTCGTTGTCCACCCGGAACATCGACTGATTGATCCGCAATGTTTGTTGCTTGTTCATTGCCCTTTAAAGCTTTCAAATTAGCATTTGCTTTCTTAGCATCTTCCCACTTATTATCAAGATCCTCGATCTCTTGCATTTTCGCATTTGCTTCATCCGTTTTACCCTCAGCAATTAGATTTTCAGCAGCTTTCATTAGTTCGCTTCGCTGATTCAGGTATTGTTCTTTAGTCAACATTCTCATCATCCTTCCTAAGTTTTAATAGATTTAATTTTGCATTTAAAATATCCGACTGATTTCCTTGTGAACTATCATCACTCGGATTAGCCGGATAAAAGGTGTCTTTCATATTTCTAACTTTGTTGATCACTTCATCGGGTAACATGGACATTTGATTGAAACTAGCCGCAAAGTTAGATTGATTATCTTGGAACATCACTTCGTCAATCAAATTTTTATCCAATGCTTGATCGGGCGTGAGCCACGTTTCCTTATCCATCATAGATAATAATGTTTGATCGTCCAAACCGCTTTTTTCCTTATAGGCATTAGCGATTGTTTGGTCTACATTAGACAAAACATCAGTGATATGTTGCATATCGTTACGATCGCCAGCGTGTATAACTGAAGCGTTGTGAATCATCATTTGAGATGTTGGAGACATAGCCAATTTATTTCCAGCCATAGCAATGACGGAAGCAGCACTAGCAGCTAATCCAACTACATTGACAGTGACATTCCCTTTGTGTCTTCGCAAAGCAGTATAAATCTCTGAACCATCAAAAACTGAACCGCCGCCGGAGTTAATTTCAACTTCAATGTCATCTCCGTTGGCATCGTCCAGTCCATCTTGTACATTTCGAGGACTTGTTGCTTCAATATCGAAAAGATCATATATCCATTGAACATTGTTCGATACGATCGGTCCTTTGACATTAATCTTTTTCATTCATTCACCCCCTTTCAAATCATTCATCGGAAGGACGAGTGTCCAAACGCCTTATCGACTGATCGCCGTTCTCGATAGGAGCGAGATTGAGTGTTTCACGCCATTCGTTTGGCGTTAGCGCACCGCGGTCAACCATTTCTCTGAGACTCAATTTTGTTTTCATGCTAGCAAATGTTAAATTAGAAGCTTCAAAAACAATTTTGTTGCCATGTCCTCGCTCCCTCCGTGAAAATAGTTTTCTCGTAAACTCGTTACTCATCTGTACAACCACTGGTTCAACCGATGATTCGTAATAACTTATCCATTCATCCTCGGTGTAACTACCTTGGATGATTTTTCTGTTCGTATTGAAAAAAGAAAAAAGACGATCAATCGTATTGGTCATCTGTTTATCATTCGGAACATAATCTTTTGGATCAACTTGTTGTGCATCAAACTTTGCGTCAGTAGCAGCTGCGCCAACTGAGTCATTGTTTTTATCTACCTTTAGGAAATCATCAACAAATTGTTTTGTTTGTTTATTCATATCCTCAGGACGTAATGTTTGATTAAACTTCAAAAGCCATTTGATAACATTTGAGTTTTTAATTGCCTTCACAATACCCTGGTCTGTGGTATTAACTATTTCCATAAGTGAAGATAATGCTTCCCCGGGAGAGTCACCGAACAGTTCGTTTTCATTAAAGTCTTTACGTAAATGGATAACATCCGTATAACGAAATGTGGCTACTTTACCATTCTGTAAGCTAAATCGAAGATACAAGCGACCGTTATTATTCAAAATAGCCTCAGTTCCAACAGCATTAATTGGATAAATTTCCATCGGCATATTATTGTCATCACGAGCAATATAAGCAAATGCATTGTTGTTCAACTCTAAATGAATGGCTAGTTTTTCTTGTAATTGTTGCCCTGTCATATATGGATTAGGTTCTTCTAAAAGAAACCGCATGTAAGGTTCAGGATTTACCAGTGTACTGTCTTGAGCTTTACGAATATGTTTGCCAACCGCCTTGCCAACAGCCTGTGATTTGGGCCGAATAGCAGATCGGACAATATCAGAGTGATATAATCTACCGTTCCATGCATAAAATCCGTTTCCTTCATCCGTAATCATTTGATACTTGGACACTTTTACATTCCTGTTTTTAAAGCGATCGAACAATCCCAAATAACCACCCCCTTTTAGATCAAATTAACGTAATCTTGATTCTTGTCTTGATAAATCACATAAGCATTAAGCATGGCAGCAGTACCGTCAATACGTTTCTTTTGTTGCTTTCCTTTTGCTGGCTGAATGTTGTCATTTTTATCAACTTCAACTGAAGTATTAGAGAGACACCATTTCGTGATTTGGTTGTTTCCGTAATTAATCCGTTTAGACTCTAGATCAGCTCCCAATGACTTCATTGGTCCTGACAATGTCTTTTTACCTTGGATGACTGGAATCATGCCATCCTTACCAAAGTTATTTTGCATATCCTCTACAAAATATTGAGCAGACCAACTGTCATATCCAATCCATGGAAGGAACAAATCATATTCATTTTGCAATTCTAAGAACCAATCAACCACAAATTTATAATGCACCTTGTTGCCGGGTGTGGTTCGCAAATATCCTTGTTCTTTCCAAGTATCATACGGGACGTTATCTTCAGCTACTCTTTTGTCCAACAAATCTTCAGGCAACCAATACATGTGCTTAAAATAAATCGTTTCATCATCCGGAATTTGGAACAACGCGCACGCAGACGTTAAGTCTGTTGTAGCTGACAGGTCAACGCCGCCAATACCGTATTTCGGTTCTAATTGTTTAATATCGAAAGTCGCTGTATTATCCAGCTGTTCAAACGTTAACCACGCTTCACTTGCGGTCTCACGAATATTAAAATCCTTTGTCAGTAAGTTTTTAACCAACAAAGGATTTGCTTTTGCCTTATTCACTTTACGTTCTAACTCGTCTAATTTTTTGATGGTTCCTAATCCGGGATTGGCTTTTTTCCAAGCCTTTGGATCTGTCCATTCGCTCCGATTGTCTAACTCATAAATGATTGGCAAAACATGTTCATCTTTATAACCGTTGGGGTCGTCATAACCGTTTATGATCTGTTCGGCTTCATCGTACTTAACATCAAATATACCTTCACGAACAGTACCAGCAGTGGTAGTGATAATCGACAAAGGTTGTTCCCTAGCGCTCATACCATCAACAATAACGTCATAAAGGTTTTTGTCCTCAATAGCGTGTAGTTCATCAATAAGCGAGCAATGAATGTTCAAACCATCTAGTGTGTTTGATTCACTTGATAGTGGTCGATAACTGCCGTCATTGAAATCAGATAGCAATTCACCAACTAATGAACGGATCCTTTTACGTAACATCGGCGATTTTTTAACCATCCGCTTAGATTCCAGCCACACAATTTTAGCTTGATCTTTTTTGGTTGCTGCACTCACAATTTCAGGACCTGGTTCTCCATCTGCCATTTGCATGTATAAGGCAACAGCAGATCCCCAAGCAGACTTGCCATTTTTACGGGCGACGATAAGTATGAATTCGCGATATTTCCGAGTACCCTCTATTTCATGAACAAACCCAAACAACGCAGCAGTCATGGCCTTTTGCCATAATTCTAATTTAAAAGGCTTACCACCCATTTTACCTTTAGAGTGTTTGCAAAACTTCTCAACAAAATCAATCGCGTGATTAGCCCGTTCTTCTGAATACTCATAAACGGATTCTTTATCATGCATGTCATTAACCAGTTTCTTAAAAACCCGTCTAATCTTATTACTGACGATTTCTTCACCGGATTCAATCTTGTTCCAATACTCAATAATCGGATTCATCGTTTATTCACGAACGAGTCAAACTCATCCTCATCCTCAATAGGCTCTTCTTTCGGCAAGAGGTTAAACAATTTATCATAAGCAGCAGTATATCGGTTAATCATTGTGTTATATGACTTTTGTGCAGGGTTTTCAATATACATTTCTTGGTTTCCTTGCTTGAATAAATAGGTCGGTCCTTTACGTTTGATATCATCTTCTAAGATCTGAAGCGTAATCGTCATAAAAGCGACCCGTTCAATCAATCTCTTTGCAACTTTTTGTTTTTCCTCAGAAATGTCTTCAAGTATTTCCTCTAATTTTTCAATTTCCGTAGCAATCATTTCATCTTGTTTCTTCGCGCTTAATTTAGCCATTCTTGCCTAACCCCCCCTTATGTGAAAATGGCCTGCGTATTACACAAAAGTCCACCCATCGGTCTCCATAACCCTTGCCCATCTTTTGGAAATGGGGGGGCTATGCATATTCCCATCTATATCCTTTGTGGGTTTTTGCTCTCCCTGTTAAGCAATTTCTAATTGCTGATGCATTATAACCATTCTTACCAGCTTCAAGTGTTGAATTAAATTCAATTCTTTCTTCTTCTTTAATACCGATTACCCTTTTACTTAGCTTTTCACCAACCCTTAAATGCTTGCCATTGTGAGTGTTGTTTTCTTTAGCGTCAGTCCAATATAAATTAACAACAACGTTATTCTTTTTGTTATCATCATTGTGTCCTACGTGAGGAAGGAGATCAGGATTGGGTATAAACGCCGAAGCCACGAGCCTGTTAACCCTAAATAATCTTGACTCATTATCCTTGCACAAACTGACCATTAAGTAATCCCCTCTTGTCTTAGATTGCTTAAGGATACCTCCGCTCTTCTTAGCAAATCCTCTTCCGTTCCATACCGTTCCCGGCAACCTCTTAACTCTCCCTTTATTACTCACTTGATAAAACCCTTCATATCCTTCAATGTCTTTCCATATTTCCACGAATATCAATCCTTTTTAATCAATTCGCCGTTAATGTTGAATGTTACATCGTTTCTCGTAATTCCATTAGAACCGTGATGTATGACGTTGTGGCACCATTGACAGACCAGTTCTAAATTATTATGATTCAACGCAATGTCTGGATCACTAATGTTATCTGGATTCAACCAAATGACGTGGTGAACAATCTTTCCTGGTGATCCACATCGCTCACATAATCCATGCTGAGACACAAAATAAGCGTCACGACATTGTCGCCACGCTTTACCTTTATAGAATTTTTTCGCGTATGGTTTCATGTTTATCACCAAATAAAAAAGCACCCCGTTAAGGATGCTTTACTTCAGTCTTTATCTTCCCATTCTTTCGTTTTCGGATTGTAAACCTTTTTTCCTCTGGTTGCGATTAGATCAATTAATTCAGCGCGTTCCTCGGTACTCAATTGATGTCCAGATGATAGCCAATCCTTAGTCAATCTAAACATCCCTTTAACTGATAACCCTATTCTATAATCAGCAGTTCCAATAACAGGGCTAATATCAGTTTTTCCATTCATCCCAACATCATAATGTGCTCTTTCAGCTTTGTTATAGTTGGATAATTCATCATTAGTCCAATCAACCATATCATCCCCTCCTACTTCGCAATTCGGCAAAAGGAGACAAAAGTCCTGCATAAAAAAGACGCGCCCGTAACGGACACGTCCTTATCACTTTTCATCTATTAACATCATAACACCTTATATACGGAACAACCTGCCAACATCTTGCCATAATCCTGCCATTTTTCTGCCATTAGTCTGTCAGTCGTTATTCTTTAGCCTTTTATTAGGATTTACGATCGAACCGACCTTATAATTTTCATAATCAGGATGAGTGATCTTTTCCCACCAAAATAGTATTCTTAATTCATCAGGCAAATTATCATCTATTTCTTTCACTAACTTGGTACAGACAATAACGGCATCTCGAACTTCACCAGTATTTGTATTTAAAATGGTTTGCAGTAATGATATGTTTTGGGATTTATCATTAAATGCAGAAGGATGAATAAATCTATTCCTTTTATTATTTATTTCCTTATAATCTTTATATAATTTTTTTATTTTATGATTAGAACTAATATCACTGAACTCCAAAAATAATATCCTTTCCACTATTTCTTCATCCTCTATTTTTTTCGCACCAAGAAGATCCTTTGATGCTTGGTTATGCAAAGGATAATTATCATTAGACAAATTGTAAAAAATATAATACAAATAGCACTCTGCAAATGTTACCGCGGCAATCCATGTTGTTCTCATTAATGTACCTAGCTGATATCTTACCAACCGATTAGATTTTGAGTTATATCTTTCAAAATCGTTGATTGGTTGTTTTTCCTCTTCTTGATACAATTCAGCTTTCTCAATCAAGTCATTCCACAAATTCACAACATCACCATACGCAATAAACTCAGGAACTGTAGGAATTAAACCGTCGTTTAAATTAAAATCCAACCAATGGTGTGGTTTGATAACTTGCTCAAATATTTTTTGGACATCCAAAATTTCGGATAACTCACTCGCCTTAAACAATGATGCTTGTTTAGTTTTTATTGATTTGATTCTTTCCCTAAAAAAACGAATACATTTGTCAACTGTTTCATAATCAGTCGGATTATAAAAATGTTTAGCTTTCATACTTTGTTCGACGGTACCTTTAATATCTTGCAAATTAAAATTTGTGAATTCTTTTGGGTTGTCCAAAATCCTCTGCGCAATCAGCGAATTGACCTTTTGGCCATCATTAAGTTGATTACCAAAAATAATATTGATGAAAATAGCCGCAAGAGTGTACCTATAACATTTTTTTGGGATACCACTTAGCCCCTTCATAGTTTTTCCTTTTAATAAATAATCATAGTAATTTATTAAAGCATTAATATCCTCCACAATTTAACACCACCTTGATAAATCAATTATATCATTGTTATTCAATTACCCATATCTTATAAACTGTGTAATTCCTCCAAACGCCAAAACCCTTGTCACACATATTTTCACGCCCGTTCCCTAAAATGAGTTACACATTGGCTTATTGAGTTGAATTGAACATCAAAAATAAAAATAACTCACCCTGAAGGACAAGGTGAGCTAGATTTTAAATCCTTTCATTGCTTTGTTCATCGCGTCTTGGTCGATGCCGATATATCTTAACGTAAAAGCCGGATCTGAGTGATTAAATATTTTCTGGAGCATCGCTACATCCCCGGTCTGTTTGTAAAAATGATAACCAAATGTCTTTCTTAATGTATGAGTACCGATGTCATCTAAACTGGCATAATCAGCAGCATCATTGAGTATCTTATAGGCCATGCTCCGGCTAATAGGCTGATTTAGGCCTTCTCTGCTTTTAAATAGAAACTCATGGTCCTCTTTGCCTTCGACATATGTTTTAAACTCACGTTGCAGCTGTGGTGTCATATCAATGCGTTTTTTCTTACCGGTCTTGATTTCGAATATGTTAAAGTATGTTCGCTTAGCGTCCCTCACCCTAAGAGATAAAATATCTGATATCCGGAGCCCCGAGTTAATGCCGGTCACAAACATCATGTAATTTCGTTCACTTTTTTCCCTTAAGAAACGCTTGATATAAAAAATAAGCTCCGGATCCCGAATCGGTTGAACAAAATTCATTGGGATGTCACCGTCTCTTCTTTATAGACCTCAATTTTTAGAAGGAAGGCTAGTTTATAGAACGCTCTGGATTTCACCCTATAATATTTCCGTTCGCTCATTCCGATATCGTTATAAACTTCATAATCGAAAGCATCATCGCTCATGTACCGTTGTATAATAATCGCCCGTTCAAAGTAACTAAGCCGATTAACAGCCTTTTGTATTTTCTTGATGTGTTGCTGACGGAACCGTTCCTGGTCGATATTGTGAATAGCCACATCCTCGGTGTCTGAATGATTGACGTTGGTATTACTCGGAGGAACTAACGAGAACTGCTGTGTTACATTTGGAATCTTCTCTTCTGGTACCGTGAACAAAAACATTTGATAAGTTTCCAACGCCTCTTCTACAGCCTTCCTTGTTGCAAAACGGTCGATTTCCGGTAGTTTGAAGGATAACTGATTCACTAAATGTCCCCCTTATGGTATAATTAACCTATACATGACCATAAGATTTGTTTAAAGAGCCCGGGAATCGAACCAGGCTCTTTTTAACCTTTTGAAGTCGGGATACACGGACGGTTTTTTGTTTCAATATCGCCTGTAACTCTGACTTTGCTTCTTCGGTGTTCAACCAATCACTTCCTCGCTATGGTCACCAAGATGCTGTTTATATAAGCCAAATAACTGCTTATCATCGAACTTTTTCCAGTATTCGGCCACAATTCCGGTCATAACAAAAAGCCATTCGGTGATATTGTCACGTTCTGATTGAGTCATGACTTATCCCTCCTTTCCGACCTTGCGTGCGCCGATTCTGTCGATTTGTGGCTATCAATATCTCGACCGCCTTAATAACTTGAAATCAGTTATTGTGACATCATCATATTTTCTATCACTTTTTTCTTTAATAAAATTTTGCATTTCGGTAATGTCTCTATGAGAAGATATCCTTTTCGGAAATGTGATTTCGCATGCCGAAACCCCGTACCCTTCTCTAGTTTGCCCATAGAAAGTGACAAAGTAATAGAATGTCATCAGAACAACACCCTCTCATATCCGCAATCATCACAATTAGCAGTCACCGGACCATCCGACATGTCCACGTTCATCTCACCGCCGCAATGAGGACACTCCTTTTCCTTCTCCCAACAAACAGGCCCGTATCCACGTTCTTTGCTTTTCTTATCCTTCAGTTCCCGTCCGCATTTAGTACATTCCATTAATATCCACTCTCCTGTCTGGTGTGATTAACCGCGTTTTTGTCCATGTATGCATTGAAAATATCCTCATCCGAAAAGCCGAGTTCTTTTCCTAATGATATATAATCTAATAACGCTTTTAGCCATTTACCCGCGCTATTTATCGGATTGTTGAATATATCTTCAGCAAAATCCATTACAGTGACAGAATTAGAAACATCAGATTTCCGTTGATCTTCTAACCATTTATCGTATCCACGCTCAATCCCAATACTGAGCAAAAAGTGCACACCATCTATATATTCTTCTAAGAGTGGATTTTTAAATCCGACTATCCGTTTAATCTCTCCTATCCATCTTTTGATGGGTACACTAATCCTAGGGGTCTGATCTTTTGACCAAAACTTAAACCCGCGCCACTCATTCAAAAATTCTCCCAGTTCAACCTTAAAAGCAATGATCTTTTTCTGGGTTAAATCCTGACCTTCCAACCCCTTCTCATCGACAATATGCTTGTCCAGTTCCGCTTGCATCGTGAAAAGCTGTTTTAAGTCCATCAAACAAACTTCCTTTCCTCAAATATTTCCAAAGCCCACCGCTTGATCTGATTCGGTATGTTTGCCCTGTCCACTTCACGCTCATTCGTGAACAGATGATAAAAACCACCGTAATCTGCGTTAAATCGGACTAATACTCTGTCATCGTCAGTTAGAGCAACTTCCCATTTTGAATAATTGTTGACCTTGTTTTTATGGATGTAGATGTTCATTCATCCTCACCGCCCGCTTCTTGGGATAAAATGTATATAGCGTCTGGATAATCATGTTCATGCATACTGTCTAATGCTTGGGTCATACTGGCGTGGATTTGTTGGACTCGTTTCAACATAAGTTCCTTATCTTTGATTAACCGCTCGACCTCATCGGCAAGCTGTAAACAACCTTCCCTTGAAAGCGTGGCATCTGGTGTATTGCGTAAATCATTAATCAAGTCTTTTGTCTGATCAGTCATCACTAGCACCGCCTTCCGTTGGGTCTGCACATTCGTTACACAACAGCCTGTGATATCCGCAATCCTCACAAGGTTTCAACTTACTAGCTCCATATTCACACCTCATGTGGTAAGAGGTGATCGAATCGTCGTATTCCCTCCGCATGACCTGCGTGTGTTCCATAGGAACGTCATGGTTACAAACACCACAACGTGATCCGTTCATCATTTCGTTGTCAGTCATCATTAGCACCGCCTTCCATAGCTTCCGAATCTATCATCACCCCGCATTCAGAACACTCGTAGATACCTTGATTCCAGTGCTCCATCTCATCACCACATACTGGGCACATCATTATTTGATCCATCCTCACTCACCGCCTTCCAACAAGTCGGGATTCTCATGAACATTTCCGATGACTTCTACGTTGTACTTTGTCTTATAATCTAAATAAAAGTGCAGCGTGTTAATTGCATTAGGTTTAACGGCGTAATAAGAACCGTCAACATATCTAACTCGGTATATTCCCCCTTGAGAATTGATTAGGTCGTCGTCATAAACCTCAACTCCGTTTTTGTCCCTGAGTCCGGTGTACTGATCTCTAGATAGCAATTCATAATCTGCTAAGAATGCTGGGGATAATTCTTTTAATGGTCGTTCTTCGATTTGTGATAAAAAATAATGCTTTGTTTCAATGTTTCCACTTGCTTTGTGCCTCACGATATAGCGAAATTTAATATTGCTCATCCACACTCACCCTCTCTTTTTCCATGGGAATTTTATTTGCGAATCAGGTATTCCCCACTCGCGGTAACGATGCTTTATTTTTTCAAAGTTACGGTTAACAGCCCGCATTGTCCTTCGTATCCTAAAAGGTCCCTTTAATACACGAAACGTCTCAACTCTATCCGGTAGGCCTTTCGTGTTATACGTTTCAATTTCATACTTACGCCCATACCAACGCTTGCCTAGATACTCCGTTAGTTTAGTTCCGTGCCACCGCGTTATCATCCACCGCTTGCCGTGTCGACGTTCTACCGATACCCGCATCCACACTCACCCTCCTAATCACTAATCACAAACAAGCTACATATCAGCAGGAGCATTAAAGCCTCCATGGTTACTTGTCCTCTATAGTCCATTGACCGTCGAACAAATCCCTAAAAGCTATTCCATCTTCTTCAAAAATCCCTAAACAGACGTATTGGTCAACAATGATTTCTTTACTTGGGCTCTCATGGAATTTAACAGTTTTGCCTTCACCAATTGCCTTCATTGCTTCCTCAAAGGACACGTACCGGGGTAAAATCCTCCACCTCTTATTTCTCATGTTACGGTTTAGTATCATCAATTCAGGAGATTCGCCGTATTCGTTGCCATCTCTATCGCAATCCGTAATCACACCGTCATTTCTCAAAGTTAAGTATTGAATATGACCATCAATACCTGATATCCCCTTAGCCACATCTAAAACCTTCAACCTGTCCACCATCTGCCCTGTCGTTAGAAATTCAGTCATATAACCCCTCCTGCATAATCGTTTTTCGTCCATCGTCCATCTCGACTAATTGTTTCCTTGAGTTTTCAATTTTCTCGTAGTAATAACGGCGTGTGTGCCAATCACTAGCTGAATCACGCCTTTGGATCCACTGGCGAAGGAGCGCGTTTGTTGGGTTTGTTTTCATTCGCCGTCATCCTCTGGTGCGTTGATGCCGGGTATTTTGGTCCCGTATTCGTTAAGAACCGTTTTGACTCCCTCACAAAAACCCCATCCCGCCGGGTTTATATTGTATAGGTAAATGTTATAAGCGTGATCAAATTTTTGTTTAATCCGTTCCTCCGGCGTTTGTTCGACTTCGTAACCGTTGACAAGTGCATTTAAAAATTCATCAAAGTTATCTGCTGCAAAATTCGCAATGATTTGTATGTTCTTCGCTAGGCTACCTGCCTTAAAAGCCAAGTAGACAATCTTTTGATTATCGTGATACTTTTGAAGCTCTTTAATCGCATCCGCAACATACTTAGGTAGAACAACCTTCTCAATCATGCTATCCCCTCCGGAATTTTGACTTTGCATCTAATCATTTTCACAACCTCGTAATCTTCAAGCGGCACGAGCCGGTCTCCCGCTATGCCGTTTTCGGTGTAGACCATGTCAATTGGTCTTTCCTCGCATCGAATATCACGTTTGTAGTCGATCTCCACACCTAAAACTGATGTAACATGATCAGCGATAGCAAGACGTACCTTGTGATGATCCCACATCTGACCAACGCGGACTTTTGATAGCTTGACATACACCGTTTCCATGTCGTCGTCTAATACGACTGTGTTGTTATCACTCATCGTTAGCCTCCTTATGCTAATTCTTCAATTGCAAAATACACACAGTCTTTGCAAATATACTCGTCTGAAACTTGTTTGCCTGTTTTAATATCAATCATGATTAAAGGATTACGGAACAACTGATCAACTTCTTTTTCGCACCAATCACATTTATTGTTATCACTCATCGTTAGCCTCCTTACTCCACAAAACCGTGGAGTGAATTCACTTCCAAATAATGTACTTGAATTTGTTGGGCTTGCTCTCATGGGTCGTAATCGTCCTAAGTATTTCACCGTCACTGTTTTTCCGTTTGCTTTCTGTGACCCAAATCTTGCGAGCCATGTTAAGACTCCGATTCAAAAGACATAAATTCATACAACTTGCACTCGATCTTGTAATCTTTAAATATCTCAATATCACCGACGGTATTTTCCAAATCTAATAGTTTGCCAAGTTTGAGAGCCGTCTCTTCAACCGTCTTTTGGACCGTATCCAGTTCAAAGTCTTCACTGTACTTGAATAGCAATTCATAAAGCGCCTCATTTGGATTCGGGAAGGCAGGACCTTTCCCTGCTGGTGAATATGGGGTGTAAACTTTTACTTGCTCAGTCATCTTAAATCATCCACCTTTCCGATTCATCTTCATTACGACTGAGAATGTGAACAGTCCGTTTCAATTGATCGTTGTCGCTTAGAAGCGTCTGATTTTCCTGCTCAATGTGCTTAGAAAAAGTTTTAAGATTGTCCTTTTCTCGAACCAAGTCAGCGTTTTCGATTTTCAATTCTCCGTTTTGCTTTCTCAGATCCTCTAACTCAGCTTCAGCATCGGCGAGGCATTGACTGGTGTTTTTCATGTTCGCTTCAAGCGCCTTGTACTGGTTTTGCAACTGCTCATTTGAGTCAGTAGTGTCGGCTTCCTCCTTCTTTTCGGAATAATATTCTTGCTGTTGCTTGGAACGCTGCTGATAATAATAGGTCTTGATCGTTCCTCGATTAGCTCCGGTCTTATCCGCAATTTTCATAAGATCAACAGCTTGGTTATTTTCTATTGCTTCATCGATTATTTGCTTGGCCTTTTGCAAACCCTCTTTTGCGCTTTCCTTTGTACTTGGCATCGTTTCATGACCTCCGTTTCGGTATTTTTCAAGTTCTTCCGGGGACAGCTTGTACTCCGTTATCTCACTATTTGCCGGACGTTTGTGGTCCCGAGTGCCGTAATTGATTTGCTGATCCATAGCATCTAACCTCCAAGTCTTCTATTTTGAACTTGATGTGTAGAGCCTCTTGGATGTTGCCGCGTGATAGAGCCGTTTCATATTGCTGTCTGAGGTGTTTCATTTGATCCATGACATTCACCCCGCAATTCCTTTTTAAATTCCTCGAACCATTGCTGTGCTTGTCTTGGCGTCCATCGCTCCTGGCATCCACACGGTTGAGTTTTAACCCCATAACCGACATCCTCATATAGAACACCGCGTCCGTGACAATTAGAGCAGATCATGATTGCTTCAACCTCCAATCATCACCTTGTACTTGGATTGGCTTAGTGCCTTGCATCATTCGGGATACAAGGCGACCACCATGATGCCCGTATTTTTTGATCAAATCTCCAGATGAATAATTGGTGGTAAAAACATTAGACTTTCCGATGCGCGAGTTCATGACCTGAAACAGCTTGTCCGCTGCCCAACTTTCCTTACCATCATCAAATTTCACATATTCAGCGCCGATATCATCCAAAACCAGTAGATCAACGTCTTTGATAATATTCATAATCTCTGATTCTGTCGTTGTAGATTGCTTGTTAAAAGTGTCCTTAATGGCTGTCATAAGATCAGGGACATTAATAAAAAGTGATTGATATCCCTTTTCCTCAACTGCTTTTGCAATGCAATAGGACAAATGGGATTTCCCTAATCCGTATGAACCACGGAAAAACAATGACTTGATGTTTTTTTCTTTGAATTCCTCATCCATGAAGTGATTGGCGTACCACTTGGCTTTTTTCAGAGCATCTTCTTTTGATGGATCATCAGGTATGTAATTATCAAAAGATGCGTTCAGAAGATCCTCTGATACCAAGCTATATTGTTCAAAAATCGCTTTGGCTTTTCTCCATTTTTGTTCTTTGCGTAATTTTTTTTGCCGTTCTTTCAGTTCTTGCTCATCGCACTTAAGGCATCGGCTAGCTTGTCCCCTCGATGTTTCAATGATTTGAACCTCAGAACCACAATGCTCACACGTTCGAGTGCCGATTATCTTAAAATAGCTCTTCATATTGGCTAGTGTTTCCTTGACCGACTGCACTTTGCTCACCAACCTCTTCTTGATTGAGATACGATTCAAATTTTGTTCCAAATAACGTTTCAGGACGAAGGAACTTGGACATTTTAGGATCATTCACCCATTCATGGGTCTTAATCTCTATGACAAGTTTAAAATCATTAAATCGAAAACCTTCGTTCCAACGTGCTTTGATCAGTGATCGTGTTTTATTAGTTTGTGCCCGATATTTGGATCCAGTTGCAGAGTTAAGATAGTTTACTATCTCGACGTAAGGTATTTTCTCTTCTTCTCTTTCTTTATCTAATTCTTCTTCTACTTCTCCTTCTGTTGCGTTACCTTCCGTTACTGTAACGTTACTCTCTTTTTCAGCTTGTTCAATTTGCTTTTTATTCCGATGCTTTGCAACTCGTTGCCTTGTTTGCTCACGAATTTTTTCCATACCAGCAACGTTTTGATGTTTTTCCCAATTCCTTATGCTGATGAATGACTGTTCGTCTATTTCAATCATCCCAAAGCTTTTAAAAGCTTCTAACGCCATGCGAACTGTATTTACGGGTCGGTTGAATATCGTCGCCAACATTTCGTCAGTGTATGGTATCTGTTCACTTAAAAAGATATATCCACTTGCGTTTGTCTTTCCTGCCTGTGATAGCAACTTAACCCATATGACCAGAATGGTGTCGGCTTCTGGCATCTGCTCAATGAGCTTTATTTTTTCATCCTCGAACATGTGCGTGCTTAGCTTGATCCACTTAACATCGCTCATGATTTCACCTTCTTTTGATTTATCATGCATAAATGTGTACAAGTTTGATATACTGATAATACAAGCCTTTTTCAGAGGGGAATTATGGGCTGCTACCCTTTCCCCTCATAATCCAAATGTGATTGAATAGACGCCAATGAATATAACCACACCGGCAATGACAAAGTGATACCAACGATCTCCGTTGTCTTCCATTCCGATAACCTCCTTTCGTAGATTGATAGATTGGATTTATAAAGGACGCCAAACGCTCACCCACTGAATGGCATCGTCATAATCAACACGCTTAACTTCCCTATATGTTGGTGCCTGAAAAGCACGTCTTAATTGACTGTGGATGTGAGAATACATTTGATGTTTTGTATCAAGAGTGCCCATGACTCCATCGCTAAACAGTTTCTCAATACGCTTTTTGATCGCATGATTCAACGTGGTTGCTTGTCCATGGTTTAGCGTTAATTCGTTATCAAAACGAGTTTTCAGTTCCCCTACTTCTTCCTCAATACCGTCCATTCGCTCATTTGATTCTATTGATAACTTCATAGCTGATATCAGCTGATCACGTTCGCTTAATGGCTGTGGTTGGTTCAATTGCTTTTCCATCCTGCGAAACTCATTGATGTATTTTTCCTTGAACTCAGCCGCTTTCTTACCGGTATAGCCCATAACTAAAAAGGTGAATCCATCTTGTTTGATATAATATTTAGGGAGCGCACGGCCTGTTTTATCGTTGTATTCACTCAACGCAAAATTGCGTTCAGCAAAATCATTGCTACACTCAAGAATTTTGATGTCTCTTAAAACATCGGAATGTCGTTTTCCAAAAGATCCAGCCACCGTCAAACTATCGGTTACCGCTTCATCATTTTTGACAAATACTAATTCATTCATTTAACAACTTACCTCCTTTCACCTTTTCCATCACAATCAACACAAACCCCTAAGCAAATATCACCGTCGAAATATCCGCCATTTCTATTACATCCATCGCATTTCATTACAATTCACCTCCCCATAAAAATTTCAGCAAAGTGTTGTTCTAAAAATTCGCTCATCCTAGATGCGATAAAGCACCACGGATCACCCTTGCGATCCGGATAATAAACAAACCCACCTCGGTCAATGTCGAGTATCTTTTTGTAACTAGGCCGAAGGAGAATGTTTTCTTTCAACCAATCTTCTCCGCGGCCTGTCTGTTGTTTTAGATCCTGCATTGACCACCACAATTTATCCATCATAAATCCCTCCAACATATTCTTTTTTTACTTTATCGCTAAAAGCGATATTGCTGTCAAAAAAAATATAGTCTAAAGGAATGAAGTATAGCTCAGAAAACTTTTCCATATATCCGTATGGTATTTTTGTTGGGTTCTTTTCCCATCTACGGAGAGTATCTCTTGTAATACCTAGTTCCTTTGCCGCTTCATCCTGATTCATATCCATTCTTACCCTTAATGCAGGCAAAGTCATTTTCAAGTAAATGGGTACGGTCAATATGTTCATCTCCTTTCTTAATGATATTATATATCGCTAAAAACGATATTACAAGTGTTAAATTTGCTTTTTGCGATATTTTTTTATAAAAATGCTTTAAAAACCAGTCTCAAAGCGATATAATCAAATACAGAAAATGTGACAGGGGAGAAAATTAATGACGAATCGTGATGTAAGAGAAATTTTTGCGGAGAATTTGAAAAGATTACGGGACATAAAAAACGAAACAACTGTTGATTTAGCAAACGATTTGAACGTTGCTCAATCAACCATTTCTGATTGGGAGAATGCGAAGAAAATGCCACGTGCTGGCGCAATTGAAAGACTTAGTGAACATTTCCAAGTCAATAAATCGGATCTTCTCACAGATTTAGATGATAAACAACCGGACACAGCAAAATATATTCCTCTTTTTGGAGATATTGCAGCAGGTGCGCTTGCAACTGTCGAAACTGTAACAGAGAAAAACGTGGAACATCTTCATATAAATAGAGAACTTCTTGGCAAACACAAATATAACAACCAATTATTCGCAATGAAGGTCAATGGAGAGAGTATGAACAAAATCATACCAGACAGCTCCTACGTTGTTGCAAAACCTATCGAGCAATCTGAAATTAAAGATGATGATATTGTAATCTTCAGTTACAGTAACGAATACAGCATGAAGCGCGTATGGAAGGATGAAGAAAATGACGAGATTGTCTTCAGCCCTGAGTCGCACAATCGAAGGTTTAGAGATATCGTCATTCCTTATAACACTTCCAACGATTTGAAGATTTATGCCAAGGTTATTTGGTATTCAGTTACATTGGATTAGAAAGAGAAGGTGGTATCATATCATGGCAAGCTTCAAAAAACTTAAATCAGGGTGGCAGTACCGAATATCATATAAAGCCAACGGCAAGTATTCAACCAAAAGCGAAAACGGCTTTAGGACCAAGGGAGAAGCGAAAATTGCCGCATCTGAAATGGAACAGAGACTTAATAAAGGATATGACATTAGGGCAGCCGAACGCTTCTTTCCGGAATATTTTCGTGATTGGTATGACCTCTATCGTAAAGGGAAAAAAGGACCTGACAACGACGGTGACATAAGGCGCGCTGTAGAATTTGCAGAAGAAAAATTCGTGGGAGTAAAGCTAAAAGATCTTACAAGGAATATGTATCAACAGGCGCTCAATGATTATGGTGAAACTCACGCCACTGCATCCGTCAAAAAACATCATACATATATGCGAGCGTGTTTACGAGATGCTATACAGGACGAGGTTATTTTCAAGGATCCGACATATAAGGCGGTTGCTGTTGGAAAAGTCGCACCTAAAAATGAAGATTTAAAATATCTCAGTTACGGTGAATCAAAAAGATTGATATTAGAATTAATGAGTAATCTTCAACCTCGCTACATTTCGCGATACATAATTTTGTTTGGCTTGGCAACGGGTTGTCGATTTTCTGAAATTATCGGTATGACTTGGGATTGCGTGGACTTCGTTAATCATAAAATCAAAATAAATAAGACATGGGATTCAAAGTATACAAATAATTTTAGCAATACAAAGAATTATTCTTCAAAACGGACTATCACGATCGACGAGGAAACTCTGAACATTTTAGATGATCTCAAAAAGCAACAAAATAAGAATGCGGTGGCCACCGGATTACGTAATACTAAAAATCTCGTCTTTGCAAACAGCAAAATGGAATTAGTTAGCAACAGCGCCGTAAATAAAACACTTAGAAACTTATGCCAAAAAGTCAACGTAACAAAGATCACATGTCATTCCCTACGACACACCCACGCTTCAATGCTTTTATATAAACGTGTTAACGTAAAGTATCTATCTCGACGACTTGGTCATAAAGATATTGTGACCACATTACAAACTTATTCCCATATCATTGATGAAATGGAGCAAATGGAATCACGCCAAGTAGACAACACGATGGAGGAACTATACAATGCAAAATAA